TATATCTTCTTTATGTAAGGTGTCTTACACAACCAAGATGAATTGTTTGATTTTTTTGAACCCTATAACATTTATATAAGGAGTGATTGTCATGCTAGTGACCATGAAAGAAATCCTTGAACGCGCAAGCGCTGAAAATTACGGCGTTGCGGCCCCGAACGTCAACACCGAGCTGGATGCGCGCTGCGCTCTGGAAGCGGCGGAAGAGCTGTCCGCCCGTTGGCAGATGCCTGTTCTGCTGCCTGCGGCGGAGGCGTTCAAAGGGTGTCAGAATGTCCGTGAGTACATCGACAAACGGGGATACCGGAACATCGGAGAACTGCTTTTTATGGCGCAGGAGGTGCCAGTGCAGGGGTTAATCAACCTGGCGGATGTGGACACCGAGACACGGAAAAACGCCAGGCGGGTATTGTCTGGCATCCAGGGGCTGGATAGCATGATTGGCGGGTTTTCCGGCGGGGAGCTGTCTGTATGGACCGGAAAGCGGGGCGAGGGCAAGAGCACACTTCTGAGCCAAGTGCTGCTGGACGCGGTGAACCAGTCCCACCGGGTATGCGTGTACTCTGGGGAGATGCCAGCGGCCCAGTTCAAGCTTTCCATGCTACAGCAGGCGGCGGGCTACCGCTATGTGACCACAGGGACGGCCACCGGAACGGACCGGAAGATCTTTACCGTGGATTCACAGGCCAGAAGGGAAATCGACAAGTGGTGGGATGGCTGCTTGTTTTTGACAGACATCCGCAAGGACAACGCCCACGATGAGGACAACATCCTGGGCCTGTTTGAGTACGCCCGGCGGCGGTATGGCTGCGACACATTCCTGGTGGACAACATCATGACGGCACGGCTCAAGCAGGAGGCCCAGTTGGGGGTCTGGCAGGCGCAGAGCGAATTTGCCGGGCGGCTGGTGGCCTTTGCCAAAGGAAGGGATGTCCACGTCCATCTGGTGGCCCACCCGAGAAAAACCGGAAAGGCTTCCGTGGAAGCGGACGACGTGGGCGGCTCCGGTGACATCACCAACCGGGCGGACAATGTGCTCAAGGTGGAGCGGGTGCCGGAGGACCGCTTGGGTCAGGTCGGGTGCTCTACGGTCCTGACGGTATTGAAAAATCGGGAGTTTGGCGCGCTGGGGCCAGTGAAGCTGGACTTTAATGAGTGTGATAGGCGCTTCTATCCCGCAGGCGGCGGGGACCGAAAAGTATATACCTGGGAGATGAAATTGGATGGAGCTAAACGAAGCAAGGCGGCGGGCGCTGGATGAGGCCAAACGGCAGGCGGATATCGCGCTGCTTTCCGCCACGGGGAAGGACTATCTGGACGCGGCGGAGCGCATCAAACTGGCGGCAGCGCTGCTGCGGGTGGTGATGGGGGAGTGAAACTGGTCATTCCCTTTACACTGCCTGGCCTGAACGACTACATAGAGGCGGAGCGGGCACACCGGCAGAAAGGGGCGGCCCTAAAACGAAAGTGCCAGCGGGACATAGCGGCTGTGCTGCGCAGGCAGGTGAAAGGCCCGTTGCGGGAGCCTGTTTGGATGCGCTACACCTGGATCGAGAAGGACCGCAGGCGGGACAAGGATAACATATCCTCCTTTGGCCGGAAGATGATCCAGGACACGCTGGTGAGCATGAACGCTCTGCGCAACGACGGCTGGGCCAATATCGCCGGGTTCAGCGACGAGTTTCGGGTGGATAAAAAACGGCCCAGGGTGGAAATCGAGATACTGGAGGGTCAGGATGGATGAACTAAAAAGCCCCTGTGAAACCTGTGAAAAAGCAGAAACCTGTAAAACGGAGAACTGCGCAAAGTGGAACGAATGGTTTAGAAGATGCTGGAGGAGGCTGAGAAAGCAATGGATGACATCAAATTAGCCCTTTTGGGCGATCAAGAGGCGGCCAAGCGGTTGACGGATGCGGGGGTGCTGCTGTTTGGCAACTGCCTTGACCTGATGCCCAAGCTGCCAGAAAACAGTGTTGACTTTCTTTTTACCGATTTGCCATACGGAGCAACAAACTGCAAATGGGACACGCCGATAGACCTTGACCTATTTTGGAGAGAGGTAAAGCGGTTAGTGCGTCCTGGTGGTTGCAAAGCCCTGTTTGCACAAGCCCCGTTTGACAAGGTACTTGGGTGCAGTAATCTGAAAGAACTACGCTATGAATGGATTTGGGAAAAAACACAGGCAACCGGGCATCTAAATGCAAAGAAGATGCCGATGAAGGCCCATGAAAATATCTTGGTATTCTATGACCGACTGCCAACCTACAATCCGCAGATAACTCATGGACACGAACGGAAGGTATCTACCGCTCAGCATAAGCGTAACTGCAGGACGGGGGATGCCTACCACGACTATCTGCCCACTGGATATGACAGCACTGACCGATACCCGCGGGATGTTTTACGGGGGCCGAGCGACAAACAAAAGTTATGCCTGCATCCAACGCAAAAGCCGGTGTGGCTATGCGAACAGATTGTACTTACTTACACAAACGCAGGAGACACAGTGCTAGATTGCTGCATGGGGAGCGGGTCTATCGGAGTAGCTTGTTTACAGAACGATAGGAAATACATCGGAATGGAAAACGATCTTGCGATATTCGAGGTCGCAAAGAGCAGATTGGAAGGTGCTGAATGATTACACGGGAGCAGGTGGAGAAGGTGTGGACAGGATGTGAGAAATGCCGAGATCAAGCTAACTGGCCGTCTTGGATTGAAAAGGGGGTTGTTTACTGCCCGAAGTGCGGAACGCCGCTTACATCGTGGGCGTGGAAGAAACAGATGGAGAGAGTGGAGGCGCTAACCAATGTTAAGACTGATTGACGCATATGCGTTAAATAACGCGCTCGTCTCATGGTACAACGACACCGAGGATGGGAAGGAAAAATCGATCCTGCGGCGCGTTATGCAGATGGTGGTCCATGCGCCCACCCTCACCCCGCCGAACAAGCCGCTGACGTGGGAAGAACTAAAATCGGAAGCAAAAGTCAATCCGGTTTATAGTGTGAAATATGGCTGGATATTCCCAAGCACCGTTAAGGACGAACCATATAAACAAATATGGTTTTTTACATCAAAGGGATTCGCTCAGACGGAATTGTTTTACCGTGATACATTTTACCGCCGACCGCCAGAGGGAGAGGCCGATGCCTGAGCACATACTATCTCTGAGGTTATGGAGGTGAAAAGAATGGCGCCAATTAAACACGGAGGATCAGGAACTCCACTTTATAATGTTTGGAAATCAATGCGTCAAAGGTGCAATAATAGTAAGTCGCATGATTACAGATGGTATGGGATGGATGGGGTAAAAATATGCGAAGAATGGGATAATTTTGCGAATTTTAGAGAATGGGCATTGAAGAACGGATATAAGAGCGGGTTAACAATAGACAGGGTTAATTCACACGGACCATATTCCCCTGAAAATTGCAGATGGGTTACTATTCAAGAGCAGCAAAAAAACAAAAGAAATGTTTTGAAATTCTTGTATCTCGGTGACCTTTATACGGTAGATACCTTTTGCGATAAATTTGGAATATCAAAGGCCATGTTTTATGACAGAAAACATAAGGGCTGGAGTTTAAATCAAATTGCCACTACGCCCAAAATCCCTGTTGGTGGATACAGATCAAAGGGGGTGCGCGTATATCATGGCTGAGCACATTTTAAGTCTCAGCTATGGTTAGCTGACAAGGACAGTTTGGCCTGCCTGGGGGCTATAGAGCAACTGGGCTGGCCCCTTGACCGCATCGTGCACGCTGAGGTTTGGGCTACGGACGCCATCCCTTCCGACCTGCCGCCGATGGTGGAGTTTAAGGCCAAGGCAGACCGCATCATCAAGGCACGGTGGGGCATTGAGGTGGAGCACTGGAGAGCGAAACGCTGTTATCAGGACGTGTTCTACATGACCTGCGAGAGCGACGGAGAGCGTGGTGGGAAAATCTATGGATGGCCCTATCAGAGAGGCCCCTGGTGTAATAGCCGTCTAAAGCAGCACGTCCTGGGACGGCTCCCGAGAGATGCCATCCAGTACATCGGAATCACCGCCGACGAACCTGCACGCTTTCACAGCCTATCTGATACTAAAAAATCCCCGCTGGTGGAGCTGGGTTGGACAGAGTCCGATTGCCGGCAGTGGTGCGAGGACAACGGCCTGCTGTCTCCCATCTACACCACAGCGACCCGCGGCGGATGCTGGTTTTGTCACAACCAGGGTGTAAGCCAATTGCGGCTCCTGCGCAAGAACTACCCGGAGTTGTGGGCGCTGATGCTCAAATGGGACAAGGACAGCCCGGTGACGTTCAAACCGGGTCGTTCGATAACCAAACAGAGGGAAATCATAACCGAAGATGGAGAGCGGGAGGTCTTTTTTGAAACGGTCGGATATGTGCCTGGGAAAACCGTCCACGACTTCGACCGACGATTCAAGTTAGAAGATGAGGGATTGATTGCGGCAGACGACAAGATTTTCCGGTGGAGTATGCTGGATGACGAACTAAATTATCGATGGTTTTAGGGATCTACTCACGCCTCTGCAGTTCCAGTTCCAGGCTTGCGGAACACAGAGCAAACATTAGGCGCAGTTGATCGCGGTTTTCTATCGCTTCATTCTCTAGGTTTTTGTAGCCGTCCCGGAAGATGTTCAGCGCGGTTTCTTTGTCAGCACGGGTAAGAGTTTCCGGGTGCTCAAATTTTCCGATGAGGGTAGTCATTTCGGAATCAAAGCTGTCTCCGAAGATGAAGCCAGCGGATTTGATTGATTTCAAGAGAATTATTTCGAGTTTATAATCTTTCATGCTTGGTCACCTCAAGGCGATTATACCACAAGGAGGACATCTGATGGTTGAAGTTATGCAGTTTATATTTCAAGACTTTTGGCATTGGCTTGGGACCTTGGTTCTTCTGTATGCGATAAGCCCGAAAATCACCATAAACAGGGGGAGTACCTGATGGACTACGAAAAGCTGATTAAGGCAGTAAATTTATGTGGAAGTACCCCAAAAGTGGAGCAATGCAAAAAATGTGCCTATTGGGCTGGCGGGGATATGAGCAAGTGTATTCCACGAATGACAACCGACGCCGCCACCGCCCTTTCCACGCTCCAGGCCGAAAATGAGAAGCTGCAAACACTTTCTAAATTGGGAAATATGCGGGCACAAGATTACAGAATTATGCGTGACAGGGCAGTTAAAGCAGAAAACGAAAACGAGAAGCTGCGGGCGGAGTTGGAGCAGGTGAAGCGAGCACTGGCCATGATGTGGTTTTCCTATGTCAACAGTGACAAGGAGATGCCGCATAGCTATGAAACCGAGGCGCTGGACGAGGCGGAACGCATTTTAGGCCCGTGGGCTGAGTGTATGCCGAAGTATCTAAGGCGCGGCCCGAAGGAGGACTAACATGAAGCGGCTGACATGCTTTGACGGCGGAAAATGGCGGCTCAAAATCGGCGATACGGAATACAGCGGTGAAGTCGTTGACCGCCTCGCCGCATATGAGGAAACGGGCCTGGAGCCGGAGGAGATCATCGAACTGAAAGCCAGGATGGAGGGATTGGAAAAATAATGGAACTTACGCATTTAGAATATCTGGAGGAAATTCTTAATAGCAAAGATGCGTGTGACCATCTTACGGGCTATCAAAAAATGGTAATCGATGCACTGACAGAATTGCTGAGTTATTGCCCATACGAAAGACTATGTGAACTGGCCCAGGCGTACAGCAAGGGGCTGTGCGTGGTGCTGCCGTGCAAAAGGGATGATGTTTTGTGGACGTTTCACACTTACCCTTCTAAGCGGGTTTACTCATTCCATGTGACAGACCTCTCAACGCTTAACGGGCGGACAATGCTCAACACAGACATAATGGGCGTCGTTGATTCGAGAGACGTGGGCAAAACCGTCTTTCTGACCCGCTCCGAGGCCGAAGCCGCACTACGGAGGGAGCAGGAATGAGTTACATAGAGCGGGAAGCTATCCTTAAATATTCAAGGGCGATGCTTGACCGGGCAGCGCACCATATTCGCACCGGGCAAACTGAAAGCGACACGTGGAAAGCTATCCACCATACCCAGCAGGAGGAACGGGCCGAATTTGTCAGCCTACTGGAAAACGCCCCCGCCGCCGACGTTGCGGAGGTGAGGCACGGGAGATGGGTAGACAAAACCAATATTAGCAGATCGGCAGTTGAGCAAAGAGTGGATTGTTCTGTTTGTGGGCAGATTTTTTGGACTACTGCTGTATTGTCGTTTAACTACTGCCCCAACTGCGGCGCTTTGATGAAGGAGGACGAACATGAAACTGGTTGATGCGGAGCAACTATTCTGCTCTGACTGTGAATACAAAGAACGCTGTAAAAATGTTACTTGCGACGTAAAAGCAATGCCCACCATTGATGCCGTTCCTGTGGTGAGATGCAGAGAGTGCATATACGCCACCAGACCGGGAAATAACATCGTCCACTGTGACAACTTTGAGCGTGATATGATGCCGGACGATTTTTGCAGTGTTGGTGAGCGAAAGGAGGCCAACCATGACTAAATGCTGTGCCACCTGCGCCTGGTACGAGCCCTTCCAGGGCGCGTGCGGTAACGGAGACAGCCCGCACAGGGCGGATTTTATGAGTGCAGACCAGAGCTGCGAATTTTGGAAGGAGGACGACCGTGAGCAATTATCTGTGTCTAATTACATAGACCTGCATCCAATAGAAGCCGCCCGCCTGATAGGCTACGAGGTGGTGGAGGATGAAGAAAAGCCCACAGAGGATATTTTCTTACGCTTTCTCCGCGACTTTCAAAAAGAACTCGGAAACCGATTCGAGGGTGTAGATTCTTGGGATGTGTGGGTCAATATCAGCGGTACAGCCGCATGGAAAGATGCTCTTATCGTATCATCCCAAAAGCGTATGCCAGAGGTTTTTACGCTATGGGACAAGCTGGACTGGTGGGCATCTGACCTTCTGGATAACTGGCTGATTGACTGCGCTGAGTACATCGGTCTAATTCATGACAATGCGGTAAAGGAGGAGGCCAACATGGACAAGCCGTTGAAGGATTGGACGCTGGGAGAGGTCAAGGAGTATTGCGCAAGCCGAAACGGGAATTGTGCTGACGATTGCATCCTATCCCGAAAAGGGATTGGGATGGTATGTGAGGTTGCGCCAAAGCCTGCCTGGTGGACTTTAGCCGACAAGCCCCGCTTCACCGAGCAGGAGGTGGAGAGGGCGAAAGCTATTAGATTGCTTTACAAAGATGCAGAAAAAACACAAGAATGTGACCCTGTTGCAAAAATACTCAACAATTATGATAGTGTGATCGCTCAGGTGGACACTGGAATATTCCCCTCCCTCCGCCCCGGCGAAACCGTCACCCTTGACGAGATCATCGGAGGTGCCGAATGAGCGAAGTAATTATTAGTACATGGGGCTATGAAGATGACCAGCAGGCCAAAGCCGACGCAGGGAAGCTGGAACTCGACCTTGTGCCTACACAAATCATACGGGACATTGCAGAGGTCCGCATGTATGGGAACCAGAAGTATCACGATCCGGGCAACTGGAAAACCGTGGAGCTGCGCCGGTACATCAATGCCCTGCTACGACACACACTGGCTTTTGTGGACAAGCCTGACAGCGTAGACACAGAGAGCGGGATTCCACACTACAAACACATGGCCTGCAATATGGCGTTTATCTGCGAGATGCTGGGAGGAAACATCCACGGCGGGGAGGGCGGACAGTGAAAGAGTACAAACTGCAAGTCCCTGATGATACCGTCGGCATATCAATCACGGTTTTCCGTCAGAAGAAAAAGAAACGTTTGTTTTCCAGGAGCTTCAACGTTGAATCTGCTTTGGAGACCTATGTTCTTGATCTGGTGGACGGAGAGAGTGGACAGCATGGGGAGGGATAGCCCTTGAATAAGTTCCCGGAGAAATTGATAAAGTTGAGGGAAGAAAAGGAGCCGGGGAAAAGAGTTGATATTGTGTCGCAGTTGATGGGGTTTGGGCCCAATACATTGAGAGGCTACGAGAGGGGAGAGCATGAGCCAACAATATCAAATCTTTCGATAATTGCAAAATATTACAATGTGAGCTTGGGATATTTTGATTAAGGCTAACCTTTCATTATATTGTTAAAAATATTCCGTTTTTTACAACATGTGGTGAGCACAAAATAATAATTATGCGAAAATGGGAGTGTGGGAGCATTTGCCCCTGCGCTCCCATTCGCCTCCTCTACAACCGCCCGGCACCGAGGCGGGGAATATCGGGCACTATATGCCGCACGCCGAACAGCAGCCCACGCATCCGGGCCGGAGGGTCGCACCCTCCATGCGGCAACTCACTCCAAGTCGCGCCTATAAGATAGTCGTAGTGACGGCGCGGAAAAACCTCCTGGCAGTCGAGAAAGCCCGGCAGTGTCTACGAGCGCACGGGTACTGAACCAGGGGCCACTGAGGTATAAGCCCTGCATGGGGGCCGGATGTTTCTAAGTGGCGCAGGACCGCCCGCACCTCTCAACGATGTGGCCCAGGGCGGCCATACCCCGCTCCCGTCCGCATGAGGGCGGCGGCGGGACAATACGAGCGGTGCTGGAATAGGTAGACAGTAAACAAGGCAACGAGGACGGACTAAATGTGCTACCGCCTTGCTGACGAGTAAGGCCGTCTCCCCGATCGTAGCTGCGCCATGTGAGGTGCAAATCCTCACCCGCTCACTTTGAAGGAAAGAGGTCGTCGAAATGAACAATACCATTTTCTGGCAATGGGGGGGGGGGCGTTCTGACCTCCTGACCGTCAAAACGCCGAAAGGCGGTGACGGGGTGTGATTTTTCAGTCGGCGATTGGGGGAAGCGGCGGCGGAGGATTAAGCGTTGTCGCAAGCGGCACCATAACGATTGAGACAGGCCATTTGGGCCAATCAATAGAAGCGGACAAAGACGTTTTAGTTTGGTTCTTTTCGGCTGTCCACAATACAGCTTCGCCGGAAGCGAGGTCTTGTGTGCTTGCCCCAGGTGATAATAATGTCGTGGGATTTGTTGCGGCGGATAGCGATAAAAGTGCGAGTATAAGCGGAGGCGAGAGACGCGTGTATTTTTTTAGCACTAGTTCGGAAAGTGTTACCGTAAACTACCTCGCCCTCGGCTAACACCCCCCTGAACCCACAGGAGGGACACAGGGGGTTATCAAATTGTTGACGGCGGGAAAGACCGCAAGAGAAAAGCCCCCCCCCAAAAAGGGGGGGGCCCGGGGTCCCGCGCGGCGCGCCCAC